CGGTTGATCAAGTTTATTACCATTCCTATCCGTTTTCCAACGGTAATTTTTTATCTCCTTTAGTAAATTTACGGAATCTTGATGAATGTATAGTGGAGTAGCCTTAACGGAACGTATTCCCTCAAGAACATCCTTATTAGCTGGCTTCGCATTTAGTCCTTGTCTTACCAACTCTTCAATTGTTTTTGGCTCTGCGGCATCGCAATAAATTTCATCGAACTTATCTATTCCCAAAGCTACAATTTTTTCCACTAAGTCATTTGTAGTAAGTTTGGTTTCGTAAATCAGTTCTTGTACATAAGCCGCATTTTCATAAAACACTACTTTCACCATTGCACTCGGTACATTGAAACCAAAGTCTAAGCCATACACTGTTTCACCTTCTGGCATTGTTTCCGTTGTTCGGTAATGAAGGTAAATTAGGTCTTGACTCAATCCACGTTCACCAAGGCCATAGATTTGCCAATAGTTAGGGTCTGCATCTTTTAACCTCTCTAATTCGTCAACCAGTTCTTTTGGAAGGAAAGGATTGTCTTTGAAAGTAGTAATATAAAAATCAGCATCGTCTCTTGGAATCACATCATCGTAAATCCATGAGGAGATGTCCGATGGGTTATAGTCAATAACAATTCTACCTTCCGTTCTCATTATGAGCTGCATCCATGCTTCGTATGATAACTCGTTTGCCTCATTGCAAAATAAATAGGTTCTAGCCCTACCTCGAATCTTTTGTGGTTGATCAGCACTAACGAACTCGACCACGTTACCATTAAGCTGATATATTTGCTCCGTCTTATTGTGATTATCTTCCGAATATATTCCGAGTCGGGAAAGAATGTCCACAAAGTCGCGTAGGACTGAACCTTTTATACTTGGGAGAGATTGCCTCACTATCGTTAATGTCTTACCATTCTCTTGAAGTAGCTTTACAATAAACCAAATAAGGATATTGTAAGTTTTACCCGAACGGGAACCTCCTTGCATGACCGTAATGCGCTTTTTTGAGTCTTGCAATATTTCAAAGATCTTGTTAGTCTGAAGTTTAGCATCCATAGTTTTAGTTATTTTCTAAAAATTTAGTTGTCGTGAACCAAGTTGAAAAGTGGGTATAAAAGTGGGGTCATTAGTGTATGTGGTTTTTATCTAGACAAGTGTTTTAGTGCTACCAAACTTCAGCTCTGCCCCCTGCCCTGCCCCATCGAAAAAAGTTTAAGTCCCCCCCATTAGTGGCCGCAAAAAACCTCATTGAGACGTACAGAAACGGCCAAAAAAACCACTATCCCCACGCTCGCCATCCGCCCGCCTCGACATTAATTTTGTGCGTCCTCAATTGCCTGCAAATTCGGTTTGATCACCTCAATTTGTACTTGGTTCAATTGGCCTTCGATCTTAGACTCTATTCGTTGCGTAGGCATCCCCATATAATATTGATAAAACAATTGAACGGCTTTCATGTCATTGCGCATCAAGTTATATTCCAACGCTTGAAAGGCCTTGCTTTCCATTGGGGCTAACTTCATCATAATTTCATGCTCTTCTAGCCTTCTCTTTCTTCCAGCTCCTTCTCTTGCTCCGCCTCTTTTGCTCTTCCTCTCTTCTATCTTTGCCGTTAATTGTTGATCAGTCATTGTTGTCTAGTTTGATTTTATTTGAATATTCAGAGATGCTCTTATTTTGTTTTTCAATATTTTGTATTGCTTCCAGATTATGTGTATGCCCTTTGTCATCTGGAATGTTACGCTCAAATAAACGGAATGTTACCCAACCGTCTTGTCCTTCTAAATTTTTTATATATTGCTGAAAATCAGTTACATATAAATGAATATAGACTGATCCTTCCTTTCCTTTCTTTATGTAAAAGCCTTTACGACGCATTATAACCAACAAATTACCAATCTTTTATGCTATATTCTAGCCATGAAATAACACTATGTTGATAACTTTGTGAATAAAAATAATTGACTAAATATTTTTGTATGAATAAAATAGTTAGTAATATTGCTATACAAAAACAAACCAACAATGAAACATTTAAACGTGTCAAACATTTTGCCGATCATTATTGCGGCCGCTTTTTATGCAATTATTTTTATCATTAACTTTTTAAACTATTAATTATGCAAGTTCAAAACATGACATCAAACAAAGGAAACAAGATCGCAAACCAATTCGTAATTAAAACAGATGATGCAACTTATTTCCAATCTTACAATTCAATTATTGCTAAGGTTACTAAAGATCATTTTACTTTCCTAGATGAGACATACTGGAATTGGTCGCGTACTACCTCAAAGTATAGAAGTATGTTTTTAAACGAATCAACCGAAGAAACAAAGCGTAAAATAGCTGCTGGACATTATATGTTAACCAATTTAAATAATTAATCATGAAAACTAATAAACAACTGTTGTACCTCATTATTGCCCTTATTTGCGCTGGTATTATCATTGGACAACTTCAGGATCATTTTTGTAAATAATAATTAAAACCAACTAAAAATGAAAACAATAGAAATTACTTTGTACAAATTCGATGAATTATCAGAAAAAGCAAAAGAAAAAGCAATTCAAAATTATTCTGATATTAACATTGATCATGAATGGTGGGATTCAATTTATTACGATGCTAGAAATGTAAATTTAAAAATATCAGAATTTGACATTTACGCAAGATCTATAAAAATTGATTTTATTTATTCTGCTGAAGAAACAGCACAAAAAATAATGTCAGAACATGGACAAAGTTGTAGTATATATAAACTAGCAGAATCATTTTTACATGATCTAAGTAAACTAAATGAAGACTTCGACGATTATGAAGATGATCTAATATATTTAGAAGATGATTTTTTGTCTGATTTGGGGGAAGAATATTTGTCTTTTTTAAATTCAGATTATGATTATTTAACTTCTGAGAAGTCAATTATTGAAACATTTGAAGCAAATGATTATCATTTTAACGAAAATGGTAAAATATCAGGTTAACTGACGAAGGGTAACGCCCCGAAACGCAATTTAAGGCCATTTAAGGCCTTTTTGCGTATTAACCAATACAATACCATTAATGGAGATAGAGAAGCTCTACAATTGGCTAGAAATGCACCACAATGCCCTCGCAGTATCCTTTGCACAATGGGAGAATCCAAATAACCTCCCTTTCGTGTTGTATTGCGTGGCAATGTTCGTAAAGCATCAATCTATAAAATGACCCGACAACGGTAGTCATTTTGTAGCATTTCGGCCAGTTCTGAAAGATTAACGTCATACGGTACGAATACTGATATTCTTTTGTCTATCATGTATCGTTTACTTATGTAGTCTTGAATTGATGACAAAGCATTTTGGATATTTTCATCCTTTATGCTTAACAGATCATTTATGACATTTATGCCATGAATAACACTGGTATGATCGGTATTCGTTAAATGGCCTATTTGTTTTAAAGTAGCACCGTAGTAATATTTAGATAAATAGTAAAAAAGATGACGACAAACAACAAGCTCACGGTATCGGCCTTTGGTCTTTACCCGCTCAATATCTTGACCCATAACAAAACAAACGCCCTCAAGTACATTAATTAACTCCATAAATGATTGATTTTGAATGTTTAATATATCGTTTCAATTGCAACTATTGCCAAAAACAACCAATTTTAAGGCATTTTTGCCATATTTTGGGCCAAAAACCCCAAAAACCCCCAAAAACTCCCGACCGCCAAAAACCTTCCGATGCACCGCCTCGGTGTATCAACCGCCAAAAACCCCTAAGCCCACCAAAAACTTTCCGCACCCGAAATAAAAAACCTTAAGCACCAAAAATCCCTAAGCCAACCAAAAAGCATTTTCCCAATTCACCTCAATTCTCTATATACCCCACCCTATTAAAAAATATAAAAATAAATACCCCCTGGCTAAAATATAGATAAAAATGGACTACATGGACTACAAAGCTCATTATCAATGTTTTACAAACAAAAATGCCCTACATTTGCCCTACATTTGCCCTACATTTGCCCAAAATGGACTACATTAACTAGACAAAAACTTCACGACACTAAAAGAAATCATCAGACAATTCCTTCTTAAAGTTAATAACGTAACATTTTTTGTTGTTTTGACCCCGATCTCTCACCACTTTGTAGTCCATTTTTAAAATCCCGCACGTCTCTTCTATCGCCTTATTAAACCTTTTTAACGAGTAATCTTTCTTATCATAACCCGTAAAAGTTAGGTAATCATTATAAAGTCTTTCTAGTGTAATGGTCAACCCACTCTCGCCCTCCAGTGTCATAAAATAATCTAGGAACTCTTCCCCGAACTGTACCCTAATTTGCTTACGGCTTAGACTCTCACTCATTGCCATTTCCGTTACCCCATTTTCTAGGTAATCCGATACGCAGTGAAACATCAAGTTAAAGTACCTATTCCACTCGTCCTTGTCCCAATCATTAAATAGCTTATGCCCAAACTCATCTTCGGGGGTATGCTTAGGCGAAAAGTATGGCGCAAACTCAAATATCTTTTGCCTCCTTTTAGCATGGTTCCCCGAGTTAGGTATAGTATAGTTAGTGGTAAATATCACCTTTGGACTGTCCTTATAAGGGATTCTAAGCTCATCCTTGTTCTTTTTCTCGACGGTAATACCTTCGGTTATAATCGAGTAAAAACCCTCAAAATCGACGTTCTTACGGGTATCCTCAATAGCTATAAGCCTAGTATCTAAATCAACCCTTTGAAAGGCAAAGTTCTTGTCTATCTTAAAGTTCTTGCCATCTACTACTACGAGATTCATTAAATAACCCAAGGCCTTTACAAAAATCCCCTTACCCGTTCCTCCTCCTTTGGCCTCGTTCTCGGTTTCTTCGGCGAGGATCACCGCAAACGGCCGAGCGGGGTCTTTATACTTATGCAGCAAATACCCTATCAAGGATAAGCAATACAATAACTTCTCATTATCTCCTCCACTAATCTTATCTAAAAACTTCAAGTACTCGCAGTTCTCAATCTTAAAGTCATCCTCAATATATATCTTATGGTCAATAACTTGAGACTTCCAGATCACTTTACCTATATCTCCATATGTCATTAACTTAACCGAGTCTTTTGTTACTTTCACTACTCCGTTGACAAATGGGAAGTAGCACTCATTCTTTGTATCTTCTAAAAAACTAATCTCCGCACGATCAAAGAACTCAAAAAAGTTATCGCTAAAGTAAGTGTTGGATCCCTTATAAATGGTCTCCATAAGTGTTTGTGGATCAAGCCCCATATCAAACGAACTTGGCAACCTATTGATAAACCCCTTTATAAATTTCTTGATTTGCTCAGTCGAGCTTTCCTCGACCATGCCATCTTGAATTCTTATAAGCCTATAAATAACCGAGTTGGGGTCATAAAAGTACAAGCTAAAACCACCTTTCTCATTTAGAAACCTTTCGAGCTTATCTAGTTGTATGACGGGTGTAACAATGCCGTTCTTCTCTTTGGTCTCCCAAAACTCTTTAATCTCTGGACCGTATTCCTTATCAAGCGTTTCGATTATTTCGTTTGCTTCCGATACGCTTTTGTCATGCCTTTTTACAAGGAATGACACTAGCTCATCTCCACTAACTCCACTTCTTTTCTTCTCATATATCTCTTTTTCTAATTTGCTCCCAAAGTTTTGCTTTCTTTCTCCGTAACCTTCTTCGAGGAGTCTTTTGGCCGCCATCTTGAAGTCCGAGTTGCATTTGAGAATGGCATACACTGCTGCTGGCTTATAACCCCTACCAACTTGAAACGGCGTGTTCGTTGAGAATACGGAAAAGAGTCCCATCTCGGTATTAAATGACCCACTATGTTCACTTGCCGACCCTGGTCTGAGGTAGTAAATTCTATTGCCTCCATTCTTAACTTTTTGCCAGCCGCACTCTTCCATGAGCGCAGTGAAGTCGCATCGGTTATTATAGTCATCAAATGGCGAAAGTCCATAGTCTTTTGCAGAAGGCTTGTGATGAGCTTCAATGATATGTTCTTCGACAACTTCATTGAAGGATCGCATAAGCGTGAGTAGCTCTTGCCGCTCCTCGATTGTAATAATATTGATGCCTTCTTGCAAGACCTCATAGCCACTCGAAGGCGGTGCCGCAACATAACCAGCCTCACCGCGTGTCTCAATGACACAGTAGGATTTGATATGAGGGTTGCTTTTAAACTCATCATTTGTTGGTAGCCTACTTGCCAACTTTTGATTCCCCTCAATCTCCTCACATTTATAGTAGAGGTGATACCCTCCGCTTCTAGTTTTGACAATATGCAATTTATCATAAAGCTCTTGTCGGATTCTTCTTCTAATTTCATCCCAAAGCTCGTAGGTCTGATATTTTGTGTCAATGTCGATAACCTCCAAGCCTCCAGATATAGAGCCACAAATAATTGCCACTCCTTTGGCTCTAGGGTCGGCCATTTGTACATCAAGCTCCGCTTGTGTAATCTTCTGCGTTTGGTAAACTTTCCAAGGAAAGATGGCTGCTTTGTTTTCATTTATAGCAATTACGTTTAGTCCTAAATCCAAATAGTTCATTAAAATAGTTTTAGTTGCGCTTTAAAGTCATTAAATCTTTTTTCTTGTGCGTCGTAATAATCCTTATCCAATTCAAATCCAGTAAAGTCAAACCCTAAGTCATAAGCCGCAATCCTACTTGATCCACTACCTAAATGTGTGTCTAATATTTTATCTCCTTGTTTAGCGTAGTTAGTTAAGAGCCATTTGTAAAGTGCAACTGGCTTTTGGGTAGGATGTATGCGAGTTTCTTTATTTTTCATGTTTTGTTGTAACATACCACTCCATCTAAATGCAAATTTTCTTAAGCCAACATTAAATGATGTATAAGCTAATTCTCCATCACTAAATGAAACATCTCCATTTAATTTATCCCAAAAAATCCATCCAGATGACTTTTTAAATCTATATGGATAATGATTTGCACCCCAAATTATTTGATTTTTACTTATACGATATATCTCATCAAAATATTTACTATCTGGTTCACTAAATTTCCATAAAGATTTATTATAATTTTTTTGTTTTGCAACTCCACCACCTTTACCAGATGTGTAACCACCTTTAATGTTATCATTACCATAAGGCGGGTCAACAATAGCTAGTTCAAAATACTTATCTGGGTATTTTGCCATTCCTTCCATGCAATCCATGTTAAATACTTCGATAGTTGGCATTTTAAATATTTTTATAACAGTAAATATCAATATCATCTAGCGATCTTACTACTCTTGCAAATACGCCATGCTTATTAAGATCAGCTATTCTTTTTTCTTGTAGTGGTGCTACAACTCCCTTCTCTGTTTTCACTTCGAGGAACATAACAAATCCTTTTCGTATGCACATTAAATCTGGTATGCCATTCATATTGGTCTGGATCAATTTAATGCACGACCAGCCATGTCTATTCAATCTATCAACGATCTTTTTCTGTAATTCTGCTTCTCTCATTTTTTCCAAGTTTTAGGTATTTCAATATCAAATTTATTTCCGTTCATAGGGTTGTCATACATCCTTAAATCATCGGAGTAGTAATGCTTAACCTCTCCTCCACTAAGCCTTACAACCCACACGCTATTTATCTCCAGCCCATAATCAATGATAAACATTGCATCTCCATATCCATGCGGAGTATGGACTGGGATTTTATTTTTTAGTTCTAGTATCAAAGAATCAAAATATTTTTATCCATAAAATTTATAATCACTTTACTTGGCATCATTATTCCGTTCTCGCACTCCACTTCAAAAGCTACATTCCAATCTTTCTCGGTCATGGTGTTTACGAACAAAAGCCCTTCGTAAAACTCACCACTTTTGTAAAGCTGGTTATTCTCACCAAGTCTAACGATATCTTTACTACGCAAATCATCTTCATGTATTCGAAAGGTAATAATGCAACTTGCTCTTTCAACCAAACCACGAATGTAACTAATGCCTTCGCTATTAAAAAATATTTCTACGTCCCACCATAGCTTATTCTCCGTTTTGCTTTCCCACCAATCTATCTCGGTTTGTGGTGGTAGGCCTAAGGCATAGTAAAGATGTTCGCACTCAATAGTGAATAGAGTCGAGGTAATTTTTTGTGTCATTGTAGAGTTTTTTAATGAGGTAATTTATTGTTAGGATCATCATAAAACATAGTGTAAAAGGTACACAAAAGAGCATCCAATAGGCTACCCAAGCAAATACTTTTAATAGTGCAAGCATAATTTTCATTTTAAGTAATCTATCTTAAAGTGATTAAGAGTATAATCCTTCTTATTCATCACTGCTTTATATATCTTATCCTCAATCCCGTTATAGCTAAATATCCAATAAATCTGAGCCGACTCGGTACGATCCTTTGTCTGTATCCTTGCTCTACTCTGCCAATACGATGTCGCACTAAAGTCAATATTATAAAACACTAACGCATCCGCACTCGAAAGATTAAGCCCCTCTCGCCCGCTCACGATTTGCGATACAAATACGGCATCATTACTCGCCTTGTTAAATGCCGCCGCATCTATCTCAATCCTACTACCAAACACCCACAGTAATGCTGCATACTCCGCTTGAAACTTATAAAATATAGCAATCTTTTTACCCGCAAATTTCTCTTTAATAAACTCAGCTTTGGTATAGTCAAAGGCCTTTGCTACTCGCTTAGGCTCATCGACAATCACCGAGCCGCTATATATTTGGTGCAGCTTATTCATCAACTTTACCGCAGTATCTCCCATGACAGTCTCTCCGTCTTTATTCGTTACCATTTTATCTCTACGTATCTTGTCAGCTAGCTTATACGTGCTATCATCCATTTTAACGTATAAGATATTCTCTTCTATTAGTCCCTCAAATCCCGCTTGGGCTTGGGTGAACGTGATCATAATTGGTTTTATATCTTCCATAATTTTTTCTTCGTATGCAAGTGAGTAATCATTAATTGCTCTATTAAATACATATTTCTTTTGAAGTATAACATAATCATTTGCCCATTGGTAAAAGGTCTTATACTTTTTATATACCGAGTAACTAGATATGTATAACTGGTGATAAATCTGTGAGTAAGATTCTGGTGTAGGTGTGCCACTCAAAAAGATAATTGGCGTTGCTGCACAAATTCTTTTCAGCTCCTTTGCTCTTTTAGATGGCCTTGGGAAAGCACCGAGTCCATGCGCCTCATCTACGATCACAACATCCCATCCGTACTCTACTTTATGAAGCTGCTCAAAATTGGTTATATATATCTCCATATCATAGCCCATGCTTTTTGCTTGCTCAATGATGTCATCAATGGCTTTCTTTTTAGTGCAGAATAGTACCTTCTGTGCGCCGAATTTATAAGCCGATGCAAGTGCCGTCAAAGTCTTGCCAGTCCTCACTTCCATAGCGAGGTATGCAATCTTGTGATACTTCAATAACTTAGCCGCTCGATCACTAATCTCTATTTGGTAATCTCTAAGATTCATCCTCTTCATTTAATTGTTCAAAATATCCTTGCTCGCTCAATTTAAAATGCAAGTCCTCTTCGTCATTTTTGCTTACCTCAATGCTCTCTAATTTAACCCTAAGCCTTTCCAAATAAAGTGTAGCATCCATAAGCTCTTCTTGCAAATGATTGAGCCATTGTAGGCTAGTCAGATCATCTCGCATCATTGTTACTCCGTACTTGATCATACCCTCTGCTGACCTTTTCTGATACTTAGATATTACGCTCTCTACTATTGGATCACGAGGAATATCATCATGGCATTCGATACATAGATCATGTATAGTAGCCATTACATCTTTTTTACATTTATTGCAGATCATTTTTTTTGTATTTAAGTTGGTAAGAAATATTTCTCGGAGTTACCCCATCATTCATTGCGAGCCATAGCTTATGCGTGCTTTTAAAAAGCTCCCAATCTTTCTTTAACTCGGTCATGGTACGTTGTACAAGTTGCCATCCTTGCCCTTGTATAGCACCGCCTTTGCCGCTAGTGCGGGTCTTGGCATTGAGCCATAATATACCTACGGCATCTACGTTTAGCTTTTTGTGATGCTCTTTGAGTAATTGATGGTAAGCTGCAAGTTGTAGCCAATAAGATGGATAAATGCTATTAGATGTTTTGATGTCTAGTAGCATAGTAAGCGATCCGAGTCTAATCACTCTATCAAGAGTCCCCGCAAAGCCTAACTTATCACTCATTAAGTGAACCTCCATCATATCTATTTGGGGATGAAAATTTGTCGAAAATTCAACATACCTTTCAAACATTGACCACTCAAGCATCTTATATTGTGGAGTGCCGTACTCATTGATAAGTGTAATCTCCTCATTGCAATCATATCTTTCAGTAAGCTCATGCACTACCGAGCCTCGGCGTCCCGCCTCGTCTCTGATATGGTCGGCATCCGAGCCAACATCTTTAAGCCATTTGTAATAAGATGCGTCTTTTGGGTAAGCCTCTAAAATTGTGGTAACGCTTGGTAGGTATTTTTCTTTTGGAGAAAGGTAAAATCTCGTGTCGATGAATTGAATACGTTGTCGGTCTAGGTCTAGTTTGTAATTTTTCATAATAGTTGTAGTTTGTAATGAGGTCGCTATATCGGATTCGAACCGATCTCTTGCGCTCCTAAGCGATAGCGACTAACCTATGAACCAACCTAAAAAGGTGTATCGTCCTCGTTTACATCTGAGAGAACTGGTTTGATAAGAGGTAAGATAGAATTTTTTACATATTCTTCCAAATATTCCATTCTATCGGTGTCATCCCAAGTTGTAACACCTTTAACCTTTATTTGTTTCAAAGGCGGCAACTCCCCAGGGTTTGCTTTATTCCAAAAATGCTTAAGTCCTACTCCATTTTGATTAATAAATACTACTGAGCTTTTCTTATCGCCATCAATAGTGAGCTTAGGGGTAAGAGTTACAAGTTCGCTGAAACTTACGTTTGGCAAGGCTTTGAGAAAGCTAACGGCATAACCGCTAGAGTATTTCATCTCCAAAAAGTAAGTAGTCTCTTTGTCTTTGAGTGCAATCACCCAAAATTTACCGTACTCGCTTTCTTTGGTTTTGATGTCTGAGATACAACCCGTTAGTGAGTCATAAAACTCTTCGTGTACTTCTCGACCCATTTTGTTTGTGCGCTTTACCGATTTGTCAGTAGGCTGCTTGAATTGACGTACAAGTTTGCCGTTAGTGATGGATAAGAAAACTCCGTTTCCCGATCCCGAATTAGACTGAAGTCCCATTTGCTAAGTGTTTATTGTTAAGTAATAATTGAACCCGATATTGATAAGATGATAGTAAATTTGCTACCTTTTCGTTATATACTTTATACTCTACTAACTGCTCGTACTTGTACATAAATTGGTTAATGTGATGCTGCACATTCTCGTAATCACTGCTATTCATGCGGTGGATTTTTAGAGTAAGCCAATTGTACTCTTCCCAAAATACTGCGGGAACCTTGTAGTGGTCGTTGCGATTAACTCTATTCTTTTTCTTTGGTCTTTTTAACGGAACGATGAAAAAAGCAATGGTAAGGCTACAAGCTAGGAGAATTAGTAGGGTTTGCATTTTTTAAAGTATTAGTAATTTTCAAATAGTTGGATAGTGTAATCTTGCCCGTTTTCTCTGCTCTGTAAATTGTTTGTGAAGTTAAGCCGCAAAGCTGCGCAAGTTTTTCTTGTGAAAGGCCTCGTGCTATTCGTAGTGTTCTAATTTCTTGTTGTGTAGTCATGTCATTTAATTTTAGACAAAGCTAAATAGACAATTTGAAATAAACAAATTTATTTTAAATATTTTTTTTGTGAGCCGTTTGTCGCTCATTATCGGCTAATTTATAGCTCAAAAAACAAGAATTATGAGCTATAATGTGTCTTATAATGGACAATAATCCGAATTAAGGTGCCTTTTATAACACTTTATGTTGAATTTGCATGGTTAATTCGGAATAATTCCGAGTAAAGTGCAATAGAAAGCCCCTCGTAAAAACAAGGGGCGAACAAACCAACTTATCATGAAAAAATTTGCTTACTTGCTACCGTCTTGAAGCGGTATATCTTCGTGAGGATCAATCCTCCTATAATTTTCTTTCCAAAGAATCTTGGTCAAAGTTATGGCTTTTTTCTCAATCTCCTCCTCACTCGCTTCTGGCCATAGTAAATGCAGTGTTTCGTGAACAATAATTTCAAGATGCTTTTTCCCTTTAAGCCTTTCGTCTATCTCGATGAGGCCATCGGAATGTGCCACCCCATAAGCATTTTCCTTACCAAGTTTGCGATATTTAATTCTTATTTTCAAATCCTTTGGGTGTGTTATCCTAAAATAATTTTTCATTTATGTGTTTGGCTATGGTATTTACCGCAAGTTTTACAACGAAACATTATTCTGACAAGTCCAGTTGCCGTAACTCTTTTTAAATTCTGTACAAGATCGTCAGACCCACATTCTGGGCATGATCCTCTATCGGCCTTATGAATGACTCCATAATGTGTTTTTGGGGCTATATGCGTGTTTAAATGGCTAAAAACTTTCTCTAGCAATACCACATCATTTTTACAATATTTAACCATTTTCTCCATAGCCACTTTATCCTTTTCAAGCATTATCTTTTTCCATAAATCGTAATCGGTATGTATCTTTTGACCGATGCCTAAAAACTTAGCAATGTAGTTGAGCTTATTGCTATTAAACCTAAACTTGCTACGTGCCACTTTAAGCGTATCTATTGTAGTATAGCTAGGGAACATATCTATGCCATGAAATAGGCACCTTGTCCTAATCCAAGCTAGGTCAAATTTGTCCCCATTATGCCCTACAAGCTCATCGGCCTGGTTGGCAACTTTTATAAATGCCTCAAGCATTTTCTTATCGCATTGCTTAGAGTCCCATGTCAAAGCGTGAACTTCTTTCACACCTTCCCATTTATAGCAAATGCAAATTATAGCCCTTTCTTTTATGATAGACTCTGGTCCTATTGATAATTTATATCCACTAGCCCAAAACAAACCCAAATTTGCACTTACCTCTATATCAAAAAAGAGCCTTTTCCTCATAGGTATTTTTTATAGGCAAACGCTCCCACTCCTATAATCGCTATCCATAGCCATGTGTAAAATAATGCTTTGCTTTTGCGATCGAATCGATCCTCAAGGATCATATAATCTTTATCCTTAGCCTCGTAAAGCACTTTATATTTATCATCCCATTTTGTCTCGGTAATGTAAATAGTGTCTTTTAACTCTTTAATTATAGTTCTGATTTTTGTCTTTATCTCTGGCTCTGAGTAATGATCCTCTACAAGCCAAGTATAGATGCTATCTACCTTTTGCTTAATTATCAAGGAATCCTTGACAATTCGAATAGTGTCTATTTTGCTTTCTTGAGGAAACTGTTCGAGGCATAATTTTGCCGCTTGAACGGGGTGTTCATCGAGGTATTTACGAACTTTATTCGTTGTTATACACGATGTGAATAAAAAAATAATGGGTAAGTACTTTAGCATAAAATTGATGTGAAAAGTTTTGTTTTAGATATGCGGTCGGCTAGGCCATTAAACCCGCCGTTGATTCTTCTTGTAAGGTGTTTGATTGTCTCATCGCTTCCATCTCTAGCCGCTAGGTTCCATAGCACTTTCACTTCAAAGAACCATGCGGCACTAAGCAAAGGATATTTAGTTGCAACCAGGTCTGGATTTGCTATTAAGTCAACACTTATATAATCGCCAAATGCTTTATAATTTACCTTACCCGTAAGTTGTAAATATCCACGTCCCCGAAAAAGAAACCCCTCTTTTGCATTATTACCCATGCGTAAGCCATAAACCATATTGCCTATCAACTCTGGCTTTCTAGCCGCTATTTCTGCGGTGTCTTTACTAAAATATCTTGGGAATGTTTTGAGAAGGCCTTGTGCGTTATAATTAAGGTTCTCACGCACGTATTTAAAGTTACCGCTCTCATGTGCTACCTGGCCTAGAAAGTGCGCTAAAACAAGCGGGTTATTAATTTTAAACGTATCGATAACACTTGGTAGCTCATCAAGAACCTGCTTCGGAAGAGTTGTTATCAGCTTTTTGGTCAACATCGGCGAACATATTTGAGATGAATTTGCCAACCCAACCGCTAATAAATACGGCTATGGCTATCTCTTTATGTCCCTCTAGTATTGTCATAGTAGATACAAAAACACTAGCAGCAGCAAGAGAATCTCCAAAAAGCCTAATCTTTTTAGGTGTCGGATGAAAATAATATTTAAGTCCAAACTTCATTGTTAAATTCATTTGTTACGACCCAATTCGTCCCGTTGCTAACTATCTCCACGTAATTATATTGATCGTTTAGTACGTATGTTGTCCCTCCGTCAATGGTCTCTGTTGAGTATCCATCAATCGTTACTTTATTGGTACTTGAGTCGGTCTTTTTTATAATGAATGAGGCCGCATTTGATACGGCCGTTGGAAGAGTAACTGTAACGGCACCACTTGTAGCATTTATGAGCTTTACATTGATGCCGTCCGTTTCCGTTAAAGTAGTGTTTGTAGTTGCACTACTAGATGAGAAAGCCAAATTACTTGCGTCAAGAATTTGGTCAAAGTTCGTTATATATGATCTATTTATTCTCAAAGCTCTTCTTCGTCTTGTTTAGGGGCTTCCTCTAGCTCAACACCATTCACCCAACCATTTAAGAAGAAATAAGGCTCAAGTCCACCTGGATTAGCTACCTCAATCTTCTTAAACTCAAACTCACTCTCCTCAATCTTTTTAATATCCGCTTTTAGCTTTTTAAGCCCTTCTTTATTAAAATTATATTCTCCTTTTTCGTTTAGGATCAAATTGCCTTTCTCATCAACCGCCGCATTGTCAAGCCTTGCGTCATCTATCTTGCTTTGAAACTCATCAATAGATGGCTTGAGCTTTTCGTAGATTTTAAATAGCTTCTTTTGCCCTTTTGTCTCTTGTTGACCGATGTTGAGCTTGATGTTCTCAACGAGAATAAGTAAATCTCTGTAAGTCATAGTGTATTTGTTTTTTGCTAATTTAAACTATATTTTGATTCCAAGGTAATGGCAAGCTCACAATAGGAGGATTTTTTTGATTCTCAATTTGTGAGTCAAGGGCAGCATCCAAAGCCGCAACATCTAAGTTAGCCTCCAACCATGAGCATACCTCATCAAATGTAAGATCGCTATATGGTACAAATGCCATCGGATCGGGAGCGGAGCATCCCATAGCACCATAGACATCGCCATAGTACTCTTTATCTCCATCTACTTCCTTAGCATCTCTGCGCCAATGTACTGTGCTAACTACATCTATCAATTCACCTTCTTTCGGTACGCAATCCATTGCGGATATAATCCAATATTTCATATTAATTTAATTTTGCTTCTAATTTTTCAATCCTTTCCATAGCCTCTTGCAAAGCCTTAATAGCTTTCATATAAAGAATGCTATATTTTACGGTTTTTATATGCCCATCAACAACTTTTTCGCCATCAATGAATTTATAATTTGGAATATTGTCAACAAGATTTGGGCTTATTAATTCTAATTCTTGAGCAACTACTCCAATGTGATATGGGTAATTAGGGTCAGCAGCTACTTCATCCTTTAATCTAAATTTCCTAACAGTTAGATTTTTAATGTCATTCCATTGAGATGAGGCATCAATAATATCTTGTTTTAAATTTATATCAGATACGGATGTATAAGTATTTGTACGAGAGTTAAATGTACCGTTTGACCAAATAATAGCTTTTACATTTGTGCTATCTTGACAATATAAAAAGTATTGGTCTAAGTTATTTGGAGTTGCTGCACTAAATGTGATACTTTGACCAAATGGTTGTGATGCTGCTTTATGTCTTAATGATAATGTATCTGAGGCAGCAGTAGTCCCAGTAAATTCGTGATATGTTCCAGTAGAACCTATATATGTTCCATCATTACTCGCCTTTAAGTACCCCCCACTCGTTATGCGCATTCTTTCGGTTCCAGCAGTATAAAATTCATGTCTTTCTGGTGTGGAAAATCTTATTGGGTCAACAGATGCAGCAATATGTACTGCTAAATTATCAGTATAAAATGTACCATATCTTGCGTTGTCTGACCGATAAACCCTTAATTCTCCTGCTGACTTAACCTCTACATTCCCCCCACTCGTGATGCGCATGCGTTCGGCTGAGTTTGTGTAAAATATCATTGGGTCATCAGTTGTGGTAGCAATTTGCATTTGATTATTACCTACGGCTACAACACCAGCAGCATTACTTGATTCTAATTTTAATATAGACCCATTTGTACTATTTTGATATATATGTAAAAGTGTTGCACTTGCATTCCAATCTGAAGCACTTGGCGAAGTAGTCCCGATTCCGACATTGCCGCCACCAGTAATAGTTAATCTTGTAGTATTATCAGTAGCTATAAATACATTACCATTAACACTATTCCATAAGTTTAAATTTGTACTATTATGATAAAGATAACCTTTTAATGTACCTGCAACAGTAAAAGAAATCATTGCATTAGATGAACCATTTATATTAAATGCAGTTCTACCCGCCTCTATTGTTGGGTTATAATTACCACCAAATCTAAAGTCCGTTCCATCTGCTCTTAAATCACTGCTAAACGTAGCTGCGCCGGTTGAAGAGATTGTGAGTCTCGCAGTATTATTTGTCATGATGTTGAAACCATGACTTGTAGTTGTTCCAATATATCCTTGATTGTTTTCGGTATTTATACCAAATTCAGCAGTAGATACGTTTACTATTCTAAAATAATATCCTCTTACACCAGTATTAAAAGTAGATAAGCCAGTGTTATAATTAAGAGATAAAAGATTAGTTGTACCAGCTGAAAAATCAAGTACATTACTTGCACTTGTGTACATACCTCTTGATGGTACAGAAGTGCCAGTTGGGATAAATGCAGTTGCAGTTATTGTATCCGCACCAGTAACTGCTGAATTAAATGTAGTTAGTCCGCCAAAATAGTTTCTTTTAGCAGAGTCGTTTTGATAAATGCCATATCTTGTAACACCTGCATATCCAGCAGTATTGTCTGTATAATCTACCCAAAGCCCAAACAAATTATCAAAGTTAGCAGTTGCAGTCAATGTACCAGCCAATCTCATTGCAACCGCTTGACCACCACTTGCACTCTTTGAACCAAAGTGTGTATATATCGCAGTATCAGCTTGGCTACCTAAATTAAAGTTGCCACTATTTGATGTGAATGATGCGGTTGTGCCTATTAATCCGCCAGTTAATGTTCCTCCAGTTAATGGCAAATATCCACTTAACGCAGATCCATAATTTGGTATATTTAGGGTTGCACCTACTAATGTTGCAGCTCCACTTGATCCAGTAGTTGTTAATGTAATAGCATTTTGCTTAGTATTAAATGTACTCCAATCAGCACTACTCAAAGCACCTCTATTTGTTGCTGATGCAGTAGGTAAATTAAATGTATGCGTACTTGTGCTTGAGCTTATTGCAAAGTCAGTACCGCTTGTTCCAACTGCAAAAGTCTGTGTTGCTGCAGTTAATCCGTTTAAAGAAGTTATTGCTGCACTAATATAAGTAGGAGTAAAATATTCCAAAGCAGTAGCTCCAGAGTTTACTCTAAGTAATTGTCCTGAAGTTCCTAAAGATGAAAGTCCAGTACCTCCTCTTGCAATTGCAAGTTGTCCACTCCATCCTATTGTGTGTGTTGAACTTGCTGAAGTTATTATAACATTTGTATCATTTGCAAATGTCTGTGTTGCTCCAGTTAAGCCATTTAGACTTGTAATGGCAGCACTTATGTAAGTAGGAGTCCAGTTTACCCATTTACCAGATGTACTATTATATTGCAAAAGCTGACCATTGCTTACACTTGTAATAGTCGCATCATCAAGATCATTCACTCCAATGCTTACAATCCCAGTCTGTCCATTTACACTCGCAACGGCGTTTGAGCCAGTGGACTTTTGCCATACAGAGCCATTGTACATGACCCAATCTCCGGCATCAAATGTGATTGATCCGCTACCTAGGTTTTGTGTACCTCCTACGCTCACTATATATACATCCCCAGCATCTCCCGTTCCATCGGCCAAAGTCGGTGTGTTAGTGCTTGCATTCCAAGTCCCTTTGTACTCAATTACACTTGATGGCAATTGGGCAGCTGGGATTTTACCCCCAGCATCAAGGCTCGCATAACCGTTGTTCTGACCTTTTTCGCTCGTTGCTTGGTAAGTTGTACTATCAAGCGATCCATCCCCTTTCAAGAACTGCGATGATGTACCACTCGCAATATAATTTTGTATGCGTTGATTACCCCCTGCACCTTTACCAATGTAAAGGTCATAAGTGTCGGTAGTGAACAAAGGCTCGGCAAGCTGTCCTTGTGGGATTGTTGCATTCGTGCCTCTTTTTATCTTTAATGTATTTGCCATTTATATATTTTTACCAAGTTCCGTAATCGCCAATACTCCATTCTCTATTTGCACTTAAATCATACGCCACATCGTTAATTGTAAGCTGCCTTGCATTTGTAACGGGTGTAAAGCCAAGTGCCGTTGCTATGCTCTTTTTCTCCCATAGTGAGGTAGTTGTGTTATAAAAAATACCGTCATTATTGGAAGGGCTTTGAGCCGCAACATTATGAAGCTCATCAAGCTCGTAACCGTTTTGTATCTTAACCTCTATCACACCCATCGTAGGATGTGATCTAACCACTACACCAATGTACACAATATGATCGGGTGCATAAGGCTTAGTAGAAGTGTAAGCACCCGCAATAGTAGGGCTTAAATAAAGAGCCGTACCAACGGAGTATGCTTGCGTATCTAAGCTATTTATGCCACCAGCCACAATTACAAAGCCGTTGCTTTGATTACTAATATCGCTTTGCACTACACCAAATGTCTGCGCACTTGTTATATCTCCAACGGCAAGTGCCTTTGTAACCGTAGGCAAGTTACCTTGACCGCCGTTTATGTACACTACCGTACCTTTTGCGAGTGTAGCCCCCGTACTATTATACACTTCACGAATGAGTGTAAGAGCCTGGTTAATTGTGGTTGGGAAAGTAGCTAGTGTGCCATCCCCCTTTATATATTGTGCGCCCGTACCCGCAGCCGTTACTGCAAGCGTGCCATTGCTAGTCAAAGGCGAATTACTAACTGTAAAAGCCTCTGGCATTGTCAGTCCTACACTTGTAAGACCCGTATCGTAATCACTCCACGAGGTTTGTAAGGTAGAGCCGTCTTGCTTAGTAAGGGTAAGTGTCTTGGTTGTCGTACCGCTTACATTTGCCGCAGTTAGGCTCCTATCGTATGCAGTGTCCCATTCCGCTTGCTCCGCATCACTAGGTAAGCTATATCCACTTGCATACGTAACCGCCAATGTGCCACTTTGTACAAGTGGGCTATTTGCAACACTAAAACCCGTAGGCATTGTAAGCCCTACGGAGGTAAGATTGGTAGCCGCCCCACTCGCACTATAATCCAAATTCACGTAAACTGGACTCGGCTGACCTCCACTAACCGTAATATTGGTTACATCGTAAGTAACCTTTATTGTAGGTTGTGTTGAGCTATATGTAACTTTTATTAATATCATTATGAGGTAACTTGGTTTTGAACTTCAACGTAGCCTTGCATCCAAGTATATTTATTAGTAGAAATGGTTACTTCAAGCTCGTAAGTATATTCTCCAGCCGTATAAGTAGCCGTTGTAACTGGGCTTAATGTTACCTTTCTTGTATGATTGTCAATTTGCACAAATAAAGCATTTAGCCACTCAATCATAACCGTTCCGCTTGAGTTCTTGGCTTGTAGCTTAAAGCTATAAGTAGATACATCAAGTGGAGTTTCTTCACACTCATCTTCGTAGAATGAATAGGTGATAACGTAAGTATCTCCCTTCTTTATTGGCTTCATGTTTAATTCACCTATCATGGCTTATCGGCTTTATCTTTTAATTCTAATTTGATCTCATTAAGAGCTTGCATAATTTCTTTGAACTGCACCGCAGTCTCATCCTCTTTCTTTTCAAGAGTTTTTAGCCTAAGATCATGCTCTCTTAGCTTTATTTTCATATCGGTATAAAGGCGAATAGCACCAAGTCCGAATGCTATTGTTTGTATTCCTAAAACTAACCAGAAATTTGCTTCCATTTGCTATTAAAATTACATAATTTTTTACAATGCGATATATACCGCTTTTACTACTTTTCCGTTAAATGAGCTGCCAATACTTATGACAAAATTTGGTGATGTGCCAGTTACAGTGTAGTTGTAATACCAAGTGCCTTCTATACCAACTGCCACAAGTTTAAAGGTTGCTGGGTTACGACCAGTGATTGTACCGCTTGCTACGGTGTAGCTATCTACGGTTGTAATCTCAGTCAGAGGACCAGTTCCTTGAAGAGTAAAATTATAGCTAGAGTTTTGGCCGATGCTAGAGCTTAGTGATAAGTCTTGTATAATGCAGTCAAATTCGTACACTTTGTAGTTGCCACTCGCATCAATCATGTCTAAATACCCTACAAAAGCCGCATCACTGCCTTCAATAAAATTATCAAAAAAAGTTATTGGCTGCAAATTTGATTGTACCATCTTTACTAGACCACTTCCGCTAATTGAAAAGCTAGATCTATTTGGTAGGTATTCCCTAAATACTCCGTTCGTTCTTGGAGCCAACTCTAAAAAATCCCTAGTAATACTTATTGTAGCATCTTTAGTACACGCAAAAGGATAAACATTACCACTTGCGTTCGTAAATGCTAAAACCAATCCTTGCGCCGTTACTACTTCTGCCATATTAATTTGTTAAATATCTGTCTATATAAGTATCAAATGTTTGTGCATTTGACGCCGTATAACTAAATGTCATTTCTCCTCCGTTCAAGTCTAGTGAATAAATGTTGGTATCAATCCAAACAGTTAAAATATCATTTGTTGCGAGTGTTACACTATTTGTACTCAAATCCACGTTAAAAGGCTCTGGTAAGTTATTAATATTTACACTTTGTGTATTAATAGCCGTACCATTCTTTCTAAGCTCAAAATTTACTGGTGTAGTACCATTGGATGTAACATAACCAGATACATTGCAAGCAATATTTACTGTAATATTATTTGTACCAATATAAGTAATGTTTGATGTGCCGCCAAGCGTAAAGTCAGCAGCACTTACTATTGTAAAAGGTACAAAGTTTGTAGATGAATAAGAGCCAGTTGTAACATCTGCTTCAAATGTTTTAGTTATGTTTGCGCCTGGGTCTTTTACGCTATCATAAACCTCAATTAGCGTTGCACTCCAAGTAGCCGAAGAGAAGTCAATCTCTTTCATGTTTAAAACATAATAAACTTTATTTGGGTCATCATCAACAAATATAAAAGTGTTAATTAAACCAATTGGGTCTGCACCACTATTAAATTTAAGGCCATAGCAGTTAACATCAATTTTATTTCTATTATACCTATTATGCTCCCAGTATGGTATCAATGCTTGTTGCAAAAATGCGTATCTTTCGTCTGCATATCTATATCTAAACCATTCTGCGTTGGTAAAGGTTATTTGATCTGACTCAAATAAACTACCCTTAAAGTTATAAGATACATTGTCCTCTAAATATGTATAATTCTCAGATGTGTTTCTTAAACTTCCAGATTTCTCATATTTAACCTCATGGCCAGTAAGATTTGATCTTCTCTCATCTACGTTAAATACTGGGATTGTCTCAAGAGAAAAGTTCTTAATCTGTAATTGATTGTCAACATAGCCGTCTCGTAAAAATCCCCAAAATTGCATTTTAAACTTTCCAGCATACGGCATAGGTTCAGATGTTACGGTAATTGTCTGCCATTCAGTTGCAAATATATCTTTTGCTGGGTCAACTACCATTCTTATCTGAGCAGTTGGATAAGTTTTGGTAACATCATTCAAAACCCACTTACCTTCTTTATCTAACCAATAATTACCAAATGCAGTTTCTAAATATAAAGATGCGATTAGAATATCTTTATCTTGTAAACTTATAACTCCTTGACTAACATAAGATGGTGTTGCATAAGTAGAAAGATCAAAGTCTTTATATTTAACTTCAAATGTTAATTTGATAGTATCAAGTGTTCTTATGTATGTATATTCAGATTGAATGAAAGAAAACTCGTTATCTCTTAATCTAAAATAAGCATATCTTTCGCTCAGTATTGTATCTACATAAACCTCAGATATATTTCTAGTTCCAGTATTAACTGTTTGAGATAGCCAAGTGCCGTAATAAAAACTCCAGTTATCTAAAGCATATAATTTAAGAGAAGCATTTGAGCTTATAAGTGCGCCCCTTGTAAAAGAAGAGTTTTGTACTACTTCTGGAAACATTTCATATTGCTTGATAACACTATCAAACTTTGTTCGTCTGTTAATGTATCTAAGCATTTCTGGAGCAATAGGCTGCATATTTTCACCCACTCCAATATTTGCATCGTATCTTCTATTCACCGTTGCTCTGCCTCCACCTACTTGGTTCCTAAAGCCTCTTAAATTTACATTCGTAGGAATATATAAATCTTCTAATCTAAGGAAATACCATTGGCCTTTGTATTGAAACATAGTCTGGCCAAATGATTGATTGATCTTGGTCAAAACTTCTAATTTGCTATCGTACTGCTTAGGTTCTTGCATGAAAGTCCTAGCATCTAAATAGCATTGATCCAAACACATATCTGTGTTTGTGCTATTCATTGAAGTATGATACAAGGAATTATAAACCCTTGATTGTACTAAACTCTGTGGGGATTCTTCTAGACAATAACCAATAGCAGTCCAAGGTGTTAATTTTCCTACAACCTCGGCACCGTTATTGCTAAATTGCTTTTCTGATAATTGACCAATTCCTTCGGTTGCAGTAAGCGTCAAAACGTGTTCACCCGCTATCCATGTCTCTTGGAAATTATCTTGTAAAATAAATCCATACCAATAAGGAGTGAAACTACCAAAGGAGAATATTACCTCAATGTCATTGTCATTATTTGTAACAAAGTTATCCATCGTTACCGATGAATCACTTGCTATTATATTTATTGTAGCTTGTTGCGGTCTATAAGGCTTAAATAAATTCTCATCTGTATTATATTCTGACAATACAAACGGCCTTGCGGCTGGAGTCAAATATGTAACACCACCAGTCCAACCTTCAAATAATAATTGAACGGTGCAAGTATCACCTTCTGTGCTTTTAAATTCAATCCTATATTTTTCGCTTCTAGCCAATTCTATTAATATTAGTGTTTGTTCTATTTATCGCACCCACCAAATCTGAACCTCTAAGGCTTAGGCTTACTGCGCCACTCATTGCGAGACCTCCTGGACCAACTCCGCCGAAATTAGCACCTCCACCTACACTTAAAAAATCTCCTAATGCGCCAGTGCTTATTCCTTTTAAACCAGCAGCTACACCAATACCAGCACCAGGTGCTAATATATTTGCAATTAGACTTGCTATACCAGTTGCGATAAGTTGAGCTGCAATTCTTTTTAATACTGCTACAACTGCATTCCCAAAATCAGCCCATGCTATTTTACCAGTTGTAAGCAATGTATTAAATAAATCCTCAATTGGTTGCCTTAATGTTCTATTAAATATGCCAAATATTCTATCATTATATTTTTGAGTAATTGACTCAAAAGATTTTAAAGCATCTTCGTAAAATTTAATATCATCTTTATCTGGTAAAAATGGACTTTTTAAATCATTAGCCATTGGTCCACCTACATCTGTTACCGCAATTCTTATTCTTTTATTTAACTCAATATTATCTTCAGTTAATTTATTGGCTTCTTTTAGAAACTTAATGTATTCAGCTGACCTAGCTGGTAATTTTTGAAATAAATCCTTGTATTCATCTTTTACTTTTTTAATTTTTACAGGATCTAAAACACTATTATCTAAGTTTTCTATTGTTAATTCGGTAAATACTTTCTTTAACTCATCTAATTTTAATCTTAAATCAGATACAATTTTTGCTTGATCTAAATACTTTTGATTTACTAATTTAGTAGCAGCATCTCTATCTCCTTCTGCTAAAACATATTTATTTATAGCTCCTCCAAAATCAGTAACACTATTTTTATTTGCTTTTGTTAAATCATTTATTCGCTTATATTCTGCTGGTAAATTTTTAACAATACCTAATAATTCTCTATTTTGTTTATTAAATTCTTTTGTAGTTTCAACTATTTCATCTTCATATCCTTTTGCAAGAGCTTGATTTAATATTGATTGAGTATATTTATTAGTAAGATCAGTTAAATTTTTTAGTCCTTCTCCTTTTAAACTTAAACTACCAAAATAATCATCAGATATTTTCTTTAATTCTTGTAAAGCTAGTTGTTTGCTTAGATAACTTTTTGATGTATCAGTTAATGCTTTTGATAATGTTTGTACCTTTAAAATTTGTGCTTCTGTACTCGCAGTAGCATTATCAGTTATATCATTTGATGATTTAGCATTTTTATTAAATTCCTCGTATGATTTAGTTAACTCTTCAAATCTTTTTTTATTAACATCTATTTTCCCAAATAAGGCGTCTAAAGCATTGCCTAAACTGCCATATTTTTGAACCAAAGTTGTAATAATTGCAGTACCAGCACTAAATGCTAAAAACAAACCGCCTGGTCCAATTAATTGTCCTTTTAATGCTTCAAAAAATCCTTTTAATCCGTTTGTTTCAGTTTTTAGATTACCAAAACTTTGTATAATTGCTGGAATGTTATTCTGAATACCGATAAATCCAAATGGTAAATCTTGTATTGCAACTGATAAACTACTTACCGCAATTCTAGCACTCCTTGATGAATTGGTAAATTGTTCTACTTTTTGAGTAACTGGAGGTGCTTCTGTGCCTAATTTTTCATAGGACTTAATAAGATTTTGCTGAGTTATTGTTGTCCTAGCTAATTCCCTAGATAATTTATTAAATTGTTTATCTCCGCTAGGTAATGAATTTATTTTTTTACCTAATTCTTCTATCTTAGCAGTAGCTTGATTTATAGCTGCTAATAATTGATCGGCATTGGCCTGAATGATTATGTCTAATCCTGGAATGTTCATTTTGCCAATCTTTTAAATATTTCCTTATATTCCTCTTCGTCTATTTTTGTTACTTCTTCATCACCTGGTAATTCCCAAAGTTCTTCTGGTGTTTTAGGTGCAGTTTTTGGATCAGCCATTAACCGCACCATTGTAAACATCATCATCCTAACAAGTTTATATTGATCTAGCTTATGGTTATTATGTCCATTTAACATTAATGAAAAATGTCTTGGACTAATACCATAAAAATTGTTAGGAAGCAATTTTAGTTCCCCAAAAGCAAACTTTTCTATTTCTTCCCACGAGTAATCTTTTTTTTTGTTTCAGATTGTGTTTGCGTTTCTTTTATAAATTCATTCTCACTCCATAATTTAATTATTTCTTGTATTTGCAATAAAAAACTTTCATTTTTTATATTCAATTCAATTGCATCTACAAAAAACTCTAAATTATATTCTGGTATAATCTCTTTAATTAAACAATTATTGTAATAGCCGCTATATATAATATGAGCTATGCCAATCTCATTTAATTCATTATTATCAAAACCAACACCAGTAGAAAATTTCTCAGAAAGGTAGCGAAAGCTAGCCATTCCGAATTTGATGCCAATTTTTTTGTCATCAATAGTAATAGTAGTATAATTCATAATTAAACAGTTACGTCAATTGTGCCAGTAGAAGCGATTGTTCCAGAAAAGTTTACAAATTCAGTTGTTGCTTGATTCATTGTCAATGATGTGATATAACCAGCAAATTGATGGTAATATGCAGCACCAGCACTTGAACCAGTTACAACTGGGTTTTGAACTCTTACAGTAACTAAAGTCTTATTAGCAAATGCAGTAAGCAAAGAGCTATAAGATACTTGAGCAATTGTTGGTGCGGTTTCGCAAATTGCATCAAAATCCAAACTCATTTGTGGCTCACCTACCGCAGTAAGAACTCCACAGTTTGTTTGATCGGTGGTTGAATCTACCGTAGAATTTACGCTAGATGTACGCAAACATACGAGGTTTTTATATGACGAACCACCAGCTACGTCAATCTCGATGTTTTGTAAAGAACCTTGTACTTGTGCCATTGTTGTTTTATTTTTGGTTTACTAAATTGTTTATTGTTATAATTTTTCGGGCTACATAATTGTCGCCATTATACAAAGGTAAATATAAAGAATTTATCCTAGACATTGGGTAAACCGTAAAGTCAGAATCTTGAAATCCATCTATCTGACTATCTGGAATTAAGATATTTAAAATCTGCCCAGATATATTATCAACTACCGATAAATCATTAACTCTATATTGTTCACTAAATATGTCTATATCTACTTGTACTATATTTTGAAACGTATTATTTGTATTATTTGCTTGCTCTGTTATGGATGAAATAATAACATAGTTTTTAGGTAATGTCTTAAATGGATCTTGCCCATAAACTGGCACATCTTTACCATTATATGTAATATTGCCATTTAAAGCATTTACATAAATCGTTCTAACACTATTTGAGCAATCTTTCATTATTCTTTAATTATATTTTCCATTCTTTTAATCATTATAGGAAACACTTCCCTTACTGATGGATAAAAAAATGGTTGAGCTGGAGTATGCCCATCTCTTTTTTTACTTTTAAATAACCAAGCATATTCTTTCCAATCTTCTTCTAATGTAGGAGTATATTCCTTAGCTGCTGGACCAGTACCAAACTCTACATAAGCAGCATATCTAATATCTGATTTTAATCTATAAGATAATTGGCTATCTTTCTTAGTTGTAATACTATTTCTTAATAAACCAGTATCAACTGGCGCTCTTTGTTTAGATTTTGTAGCCATTTCTTCAACGGATGCTGCCATTTCAGCATCAAGTTCATTAATTAGATTTTCAGTAGCATTTTTTATATTCTTAAAAAGTTTATCAAATGCTGCATTTTGATTTTTAAAAAATATACCGTCAGCCATTAAATAACTACCTTTTTATATTGATGATAATTTAACCCATCCCAGTTAGGATATTGGCTAATAAGTGCTTGAGGATCAGCGTTCATCTTCTTGCCTCTGTTCTCATACTGCCAAGCCACCAAAGCCATAATATCGTTTGCTATGTCCTCTGGAACTGAGCTATAACCACTTTGGTATTGCACCTCATAGTTGCCTTGCGTATAAAGCCACAATTTGCCCGCAATCACCTCGTAGTCATCATTCTTAGTAAGTGTTTCCCAGCTATTTATGCCAGTTTTTATTTTTACACTGTCAATACAAATAACTGGTCCATAAGGCAAATCTACCATCCAAACGCTTGGCTCATAGCCAGTTGTCTGAATATAGCTTTTAAGCAACTTATTTACAAACGCTACCCCAGTTAGTTTCTCAATATGTATTCTTGAAGCATTGATCAGTGATTGTATTAAAGTATCATCTGATGTATAATCAATTCGCATCCAATTCTTTGCGTCAGTTAAGCTCACTGGTTCAACGACCCCATCAGCTAAGATCGCCGTTCCGTTTATATATATCGCCATACTTACTAATATTTATTAACCATTTCTCTGAACCAGGTCTCAAACTCATCAAGCGCTTTTCTCGGGTCATGCTCTCTTGATCTCTCTTTTGCTTTTTTGGATGCCTCACTATATTTTTTGGTGTCATCCAGTTCAGTAATTGCCTTAACCCAGCTTTTAATATCATTCCTATCTTTTATAAAGATACCCGCTTTCCCACAGTTTTCAACCAACCCATCGGCCATCGAGCTTATAACGGGGATTCCACTGCACATTGCCTCGGTTGCCGTTCTGCCCCAACTCTCATAATCGCTTGGCATTAATAGTATCCTTGTTTGCTTATAGTATTGCGCAATATCGGGCGTATTAGGCACTAATTTTAAATTTGGAAGGCTAGATATCATTTGCTGATCATAGCTCCCCAAAACGCCTAAAAAACGCTTATTTGGCAATGCACGAGCAATCTCTTCAAATATCTTTCCGCCTTTGTTCTCGTTGGTGTTAATCAGAGTAATGTATTCGTTCTTCGCTGGATCAATCTTAAGGTCATAAATCCGATAGTCAACGGGAGGCGTTAGTATAAAGTTATCCCATTTGTAATTTAATTTCTCTTTTAGCCATAAAGAGTTATACACAACGTGTTGATTGCGTTCTGCGTTAATGATTTCGGGGTAAGGATGGCTATTATGAATAAGATGAAATACGGGTTTTTTGTAAAGTTTGGCAGCTCCTACTGTCCATCTTGTATAGTCCAAATGCGTTATTACCGCATGACTCCAACGCATTAAATTGTCAACTACGTTTTCATTTGGCGGAAAAACATCAATGCCATCAAAAACATAATTATTTTTAATTCGATATTTATTTGCTTGATGCAAAAGCACTCTTATATTATGTCCTTTGCTTTGCAAATGTTTGTGCATATGATGAATCATCCATTCTGCACCGCAATTATGCTCTGGAGGATAAAGATGTATCGAAGCTACAATATTCATAGTATTTTATTTGCGGAGCCATCAAAGATATTTGTATAATCTGCATGATGATTCCATAGTGGAGAGTAATGTGGTTTTTGCCAAGCTATCATCGGAGAGATGATAAAACTTTTCATTTGTGGTTGTATATATCGTAAAAGCCAATCATCAAATTGATGAGTCATGTCATTATAGCTTTCACATAATTTTTTCGGATTGTTGTATAATACGGCATGGGTTGTCCAAGCTCCGTTTACTTTAAATAGATTATCACTATATCTAAAATATTCGCCAATGATATTGGCCCCTAAATAACAAAGCTCCCAATCGCTAGGAAGTTGTGATATAGCAGATTCAAAATGATCACATTTTCTTATCTCAACATCATCCTCAAACATCATAAGCACATCTGCTTCGCAGTTGCTCACAATGTCTTTCATTGACAAGTTAAAGCTAATTTTGGCATCCTCGTGCTTTATAGCATAATAGGCTTGTGCGTTGTATCCTAATTTGGAAACTTCTCTTTTTGCTTGTACAAGTCTATCGGATGCGTTTAGAGTTGTAAGTATTTTTATTTCCATAGTAAAAAAAAGGGAGACTTACGGGTCTCCCAATATTTATGATTAACTAACCTTAGATTGCACCATAGATACAAGCTGAAGGTTGGAATTGCATCAAATCGCAACGAGCTTCGCAACGGAAAGTGATCAAGTTCTTTACGAAATCGTCTTGATCGAATTCAGTTGAACGAACTGCAAGTCCGCTCTGTTGAGCAATAGAGAACTTAGTAGTGTCAAGAACATAAGCCTTAGACGCTGTAACCAAGCTATGAGGAACAACGGGAATACCCATCATTCTGATGTTACCTTGAGCATCAATTGTGATACCACCAGGAACAGAGTAAGAACCACCAGAAGGAACGGTTTTCAATACGTTAGCCCAACCAGCGTGTGTGGTCAAGATAAGGTTTGCGTTCCAGTTTGCTGATCCCAACTGAGCAACATAATCTACGAACTTCTCGGCAGTGTTAGCACCACTAGATACACCAGCAGTTGCGCTAGAAGCGAGGTCGTTCAAGTAATATGTATCTTCAGCTCTTTGGAAATCTTCAATCAAAGATTGCTGCAAATATGCGTTCAAGAAAGGAAGATCATCAACCATTTGGCGAGATACCTTTACATAGCCAGCGATGAATTGCAACACTTTGTTTACAACTGTTACATCGTAGTCCAATTGTGCTTTAGCAGAACCTTCAGTTTGCTTACCGAAAGAACCTTCACCAACTGGAGTGTTTCCACGAGGGAAAGATACTGAACCAGTTGAAACTGGGATGATGTTGAATACACTTCTGAGGTGTGGGTTAACGAAAGCACGAAGTGCTGGAGAGTTGATGTAAGAAACATAAGGGTTACCAGTAAGGTTAGAAGCCTCTGTCATTACACCTACGGTTTTAAGATCCAACTCGAAGTTGAAACCTTTACCGTTTGATCTAACTGCTTCTTTAATTGAATCGTAACCTTTTACGATTGCATCGCCGATTGCAGATTTGATCTCAGCAATATGCTCGTTGTAAGATTGTGCAACTTTCTTAGTCTCAGCAGCACCAATTTTACCAAATGCAGCTTTAGCAGCGAGAACTTCTTCTCTTGCTTCAGCAATTGTTTTGTTGTTTTTTGCGAGTTGCTCGTTGATAGCCTCAACTTTGCTTTCGAAAGACTTAGCAGCCTTCTCAGTAGCAGCAGCAACTTCAGCTTTCTGCTCGGCCATTTTGGCTTCGAGAGCAGCTTCAAATGTTTTAATGTCGCTCATTTTGTTAATTTAAAATTTGTTTATAATATTTATTAAATACTCAACTGGAACCTCTTCTTCTTTTTGCTGCGCGGGTGTCTCATCGACTGCCTTTGTGCTACTCATACGTTCAATCAGTTCAGCGAGTTGTTTCACTTTTAACATACACAAATCAATTGTCTCATCCGTTACATCACTGTTGCGGATAAATTTCTCAAAAGATTTGATTTGATCTTGTATTTGCTCAATGTTATTCATATTCTTCATGCCTAGTAATGGAGTTGCTTCGTTTGCTCCCCATGCAGTAAGGCTTGAACCTTCAAAAAGCATTACTTCATGGATTTGGTTAGCATCTCCACTTTTTTGCTCTCTTAGTGTTTTAAATCCGATTGAGTGTTCGGCAATAAGCCCACTCTCAATCATCTTGATATAATCTTGACCAAGGTTGTGTTTACCAACCTTGCTCTCATAATAAAGTCCGTACTCGTCCTCTTTCAACACTTGTATTTTACCAAGCGGCTTAGATGGATCATGGTTAAGTAGATGCTTAATTCTTCCTTTTCCTTCTGGTCCCCAATCTTGGATTGATCTTTTAAATGCACCTGGCATCATTATATCGCCATCGCTATCTACATTGCCAAATGCGGAGAAATAACCAGTTACAACTCCTTGCTTAGTATCAACATCTTTAACCTCTAGGTTAAATGATTTGTAATTGTATATCATGCTTTTTCTATTGTCTATTTGCTCTAATTTACGAATTGCCCAATTAATGCCCGCATCACCTCCCCAAGCGTCCCACATAAGGCCACCGCAACCCTCTGAATAAGGCACATCTTTGTTTTGTTGATGCCTTTTAAATGATGCCATTCTAGCAATGGTATCACGAGATATTTTCTCACGACTTGCTAGTTGATTTGCTCTTGTCCAACCTACGGATGTTCCGCAATCACTGCCATTCTCCTCTTTCCATTTTAATGCTCTTTTTGCATTGTTAGTAGCCGCTTCGGGGTAGTCGTTATAATTTTCTTCTTTCAACTCCAAACTTTTCTCGCCTTCTTGCGCAAGATAAGCCGCATACGCACGCTCCGCACTATCACGTGATGTATAAATACATTCACCGTCTTTCCCAATCGCATATTTACCGTTTGAACAAGCGTATATTGGCATATTTTATCTTTTCATTATTAATCTTCCGTTCTCATCCCTTCTCGGTACAAAACCAACTGTACATCGACAATTGATTGTGAAGCCTGCTGGGGCAGTTGGATCACCAGGTTGTGCAGCTAGCACTGTATCGCCTTTTTTACCAGTGGATGTGAACGGCTCATTAAAAGGAACTGTTGCACCATCCATGTGAAAATGATCGTAAGAATTTCTTGGAATCCTACGAGTTCTTATATCACGACTAGCTATCCAAACCTTATCCACTTCAAAGTTATGCAATTTTGCGCCTTCCATTGCGGCATAGTTACTTGCACGCATCACCTCCGTTCTTGCTATTCTTCTTGCCCTCATCATTGCATATCCTAGCTCATCACTTTGTACGATCTGCCGACTTATCTCATCTATACCAAGTCCCTCTGCAACGCCTTTGCCAATTATGGCTAGTAATTGCTTTTTTGTTGTCTGCGTAATGTCAGCTACAAGCATAAAGCCATACTGAGCCAAAAATTGCATGATGGTAGTAATGAAGTCATCATTTAGTCCAAATGGATTGGCTGCTTTCTGACTCATGTTTCTCACTGCTCTAAATGATGCGTTTCCGAACATAACCGCCGCTTCTCTATAAAGCTGCATCATTATTTTCATCATCTCATCATTCCAAGCGTAAGCACCCATCAGTGTTTGTGCAGCACCCGTACCATAAAGCCTCACATCACTAGCTACTTTCTCTAGGTCTTTGCTAATTGCCTTCTGAAATAAAGAACTATATTTTGCATCGAGCTGCCTACGCATCCTTTCAAACTTCACCCAATATTCGCTTCTTTGCTTCGCGTTCATCGATGCACTTTTGTTTATATGCTGTCCTCAATGACATCATCATCCTCTTCTCTACTGCGCATTGCTGCTCGCTCTTCTGCTTGGGATATTTCGTCATCACCATCCTCATTATCTCCTCGTCTGTTGTTTGCGATGTTATCTGATCCGTTGTCCATGCCATCTTCTTCGCTTGGGGGTACCGTTAAGTCCATCACTGCTTGCTCAATAGGAATTAATCCGCTATTGATATAAGCATACTCAAATGCGCCTTCTCTTTCTTGATAGTTCATTGCAACACGCTTTTCATCCATTGTTAACCAATTGGCATCACGAAGTGAACGAACCATTCTCTCCATGTCTTGCTGCATCTCTGGAAGTGCCGTAATATCAAAGTCGATAAAATAATCTTCTCCGTACCGAGGCACAAGGAATTTATTTAACTCATCACGCAACTGACAACACATTGGAATAATTGTGTTGGTAATAAGATCACGCATTGCGTTTTGGTAGTTATTATAGCTTGACGTATCAACATCGAAAAGCACTGCTGGAAGCCCAAACACTCGGCACCACTGGTGCATACTCATTCTGAGTGTGTTAACCAGCTCCATGTCAACACTAGAAAGTCCAAAGTTTAAATAGTCCCAAGGAGTTTGCAGCACTGCCACTCTTCCCTTATTATCTATTCCGTTTAGATTCTCATTGACTGCTCTTTTAATATCGTTCGCTTGATCGATTGTAAATGATGGCACTATGCTACCAAGTGGCTTTGGGGTAATTGCTCCTTTCGCTCCACCATTGCCAGTCATTGTTGCACTTGCATCGGCAGCATTGTTACTCATGCGAAGAGTCTTATACGCAGCACGAAGTGGGGACAGTCCACGAAGATGTGTTCTTCTAGTTGCATCAAAGTCTGGGTTCCAACTTCTCCACATCATCACTTGCTCTTTGGGTAAATCAACACCGGCACCAATTTGAAGTTTATATCCAGCAATTGCATATACATCTTTCGGATCTGGATATATCTCAAGAAATTGAGTAGGTAAAATATTAAGCTCACTAAATGTGCCTCCTATCTTGCCATCATTGCCATAAATATTTCCCTCACCACTTAGGTACCTATATCCAAATAAATTCTCGAAGAACTGATCTTGAGATTGATAAGAGTTAGGCTGCTCAAGAAGTCTTGCAAGAGGAGTACCCATTATGATATTCTCACTGTATGCGTTTTTACGTGCAATAATAGCCTGCTCGTATGCACCTCTATGTTGTACCCCTTTTACAAGTTGCTTGTAACGCATTAAGTTTGTGCGAGCTTTCTCCCCTGGGTTTAGTTTATAAACATACCAAGGAATTGAAGCACTCTTGCGTGCTAAAAAGCTTACAATGGAATAAACATCGGCATTGCCAAGATAACCTTGGTTTACGTACTCTATTCCAGTATAATCTTGTATTACCGAACTATTGATGCCGACCATTTGCACTGCACTTGTCGGATAAGGATTGATGCCCTTCTTTTTGAATAAATCAAATAATCCCATGTTGTTATATTGCTCCCCAAGTTACACTTGGGATTGTTAATTTAGAATATATTGCATATCTCATAGCATCA